CTTGACTTCGGACATTGTGGTTGTCTCCTCTTGTGGTTCGGTCGCTGCAACCTCTGTAATCATAGCACCCTTGAAAGCAGGCGCAGTCACAAGCGACAGCTCTACCCAGTTTGCCTTTTTGATAATCATGGTGCCGTTGTCATCGTAGGAAGCGTCCACTACGTCAACACCTACCGATACCGAGTCAACTGCCTCGTCTTTGATCAGTTCAAGCATGTCGTTGCCTTCGCTGGTGGCGCTAATTCGGGCCGTAAACAGCATGCCTTCGTCAGAGTCCAGTCGCCCGGTGACTACGCCTACTGGCTGCTCGGAGTCGTGGTACTTCAGCAGCTTGGGCTTCTTGCCAGTGATTGGCAATGAGCCGCGCTCAAAACGGACTCGAGTACCGTCGCTGACGATGGCTTCGGTGTCCCAAGGTACGGCAACACCCGAGATTGAACGTGGTGACTCGCCTTCCTCAGCCAGGACAAACGTGTTTTGTGCAGTTAGGCGAATCATGAGGCCTCGCTTTCGTCGTTAGATGGTATCTCCCGAGAAGGTGCAGCGTTGTCCTCCTCGGGAGACATTTCGTACTCCTCCAAGTAACTATCCACGTCCAAATAAATGTAACGGCCTCGTGGCGTGATGTTATTCATGCTCAACGTCTGCTCGATGCAATCAATGAATGGCTTTGCACCAAATAGGTACAAGTCTTGGCGTGCTTGCTGTGCGTTCTGATAGGTCATGCCGGAACCTGACGGTGCACCGACAAGGTATGGCGGAATGTTTGCAATGCGCGCCATCTCGAGCGCCTGATAGGTGCGTGCTTCGGTCAACTGCAACTTGCTTGGATCCATGTAGGACTCTTTCCAGTCCACGTACTGGTTCAACGCAGCAATGGCGTTATTGTTTCGTGCCTCGGCAAAGCCAGCAGCAAGCTCGGACAGTTCCTCAGCGCTCAATGGCTCGCCTTCGGTCTGCTTGAGCACGCCTGCCGGGGTTTGATTTTTGGCAAAGCGCTCGGCGCTGGTGTCCAAGTTGATGTTCGTACGAATTGAGCGTGCACCCATTGACAGCAAGCCTTGAATCGGGCTGAGGAATTGCACGACATCGTTCGGGTTGAGATCGATGCCGTTGAAGGTCACTTGCTTGCTCGGGCCGAACCATTGTGGGCCGCCTTGGTCGCGTGTTTGTACGTCAGCGGCTGGAATCCACGTGAAGGTTGCTGGGAAGCCGTTTCCGAATCGGCTGGTGACTACCCAGAAGGCGCGTCCGTAGAACAGCAGGTCGTCGGCTGTCCAGCTCATGATGAAGTTGCGAGTCACGTTGGGGTCGGGCTGGTGGAACCACGTGTCATCAGGCAGGTCGAGTTTTTCGTAGTCGTCATCCATCCATTGCTTGGCGTACTGATGAATCTCAAGGCAGCCAATCATTGAGCAGATGAGGTCGCGTGACCGACTGATGGTCGGAATCTGGATAGCAGCCAAACGATCAAAGCCCGTCTGGTAGGTCATGAAGTTGCCGACCATCGGATTGCCTGCGTAGCCAGTCGCTGCGCCTACTTGTGCTTTAGTTTCGTTAGCGACTGCGCGCTTCAGTGAAAATGCCATCGTGGCATCAGTCTAGGCACTCGAAGCAATCATGGGTCGGTTCACCATCGGACGCGGTTTTGCACACATGCCGACAGCCCACACAAGACACCGGGCTAACTCAATCGGGCCACTTGACTTCTGTGACGACAACGCAATAGCGCCAGGAGTCTTGACAGCAACAGCACGACCAACATGCTCAGCCAACATCGTCTCACCAGTGTGATTCACGCGGCCCTCATTGATGAGGTTCTTGACCATTGACGTGTAGCGACCTATCTCCTGATAGCCGACCAGCACCCTGCGACGTTGCAGATCGGAGGGGCAGTTGGTGTCCAGTGTCGGCGTGATAGCAACTTGCAAGCCTGAGTTGGAGGCCAACTGGGCACGAATGTTATCCCATACTTGTGTCACGGTTTCGCACATGAATGCGACAGTCGCACAAAGTATCCCAGCAGTATTCGCGTTCACACGTACCGCCACGTACCTGCCATCGTCGAGCGATACTTCTACGGCGAGCACGCCACCGGGCAACGGTGGCAAATCGGTACGCAACGACTCCCACTTGCCAGGCTGCAGCCACGACAGCTCTGATTGCACCCATAGGTTCACGCTAGATCGCAAGAAGCCTGCACGATTCGGGCCTTTGGATTCAGCCTGGACGGTACGAATGTCAAGCGTGTGCCCAAGCGCCGGGTTGGCGTACTCCCAAGCGGCTTCGCTCATTGGGTCAAGGTCAGGAGGTGGGCTGTACTCCGCTAGGTACACAGAATTAGTGACTTCGCCTGAGTCAATGGCACGTATGCCTTGCTCACGCCAGCGCAGCATTGCAATTGAGTCCTCGGTGCCTGCCGTTGACCACATCGAGCACAATGGGTTAGGTCGGGCGCGCTGAGTCGGCAGCAAGCCAATGTCGAGCGTCTCTGAATCAATGCCAAACACTTCGTCAGCGATGATTAGGTCAACGCTCATACCGTGACCGCTTGATGGCCTGGCTGCTTTGACGTACCAGCGCGAGTCACCAACCTTGATGCTGTTACGACCATACGCCCACACAGCTTTGACACCGAACTTGGCTTCAATTACCGGGGCTAGGTCTTGGAATAGGGCTGTGGCTAGGTCAAGCCTGTGAGCTGTAGTGAGGATGGTTTGAGGGCCGACCTGCGTAGCGTGCTGCGTTAGCCACCAGCCGAGCAGCGCCTTGAGCGCTACGGTCTTTCCGTTTTGTCGAGCGACACTGACAAGCGATACGTGGTTGAGAAACTGCCCTTCGGCATCCACGGCAAGCTGACCGTTGAGAACATGCCGTTGCCACGGCATGAGTTCCATTCCGAGAATGCGCTCAGCCCAATCCGCAACTTCGGGGCCGTAACTCCCGGCTGCATCAGTGATGACCGTTTCAATTCGCGGCAAGTCATGACCTTTTCCTTTCCGTTCAATGACCTTTCCTTGGGATAAGGAAAGAGATGGGCGCGGGGGCAGGAGCTGATGTTGATCCAAAAAATTCTTGCGTGTTTTATTTGGTTTGCGTTTGGCTAAGGGTTTTGTTGGCTGGTGACCGGGGCGTGCGGCTTGACGTGCTCGACCTTTGGCTGCTTTGTAGTTGGCTCCGCGTCGTGCGTTGCATGGCTTGCATGAGGGAACCAAGTTGTCTGGTGTGTCGGTTCCGCCTCTGTCATGCTCAATCAGGTGGTCTGCTTCGGTGGCCTGGCGTTTCTTGCACCAGTGGCACCGGGGTTTATCCGCCAGGAGTTCGCGGCGTGCTTTGAGGTATGCGGTATCGGATGTGCGCTTAGGCATGGGGGTTTGACTGACGCGCGCTATCGCGCTTGTCCTAGCGCAGCGCGTTGCGCCTTGCTATCGGTCTGCATGGTGGACTTTCATGTCGGGTTTAGGTTAGTTGAGTGTTTGTTGTATGTGTGTTGTGTTGTGTGTTAGGGCATGTCAACTCAGGGCAGAGCTGCCCCGGGCACCATCCCGACCGTTGTTGAAGCACGGTTCACACTCGCCACGCAATGGATCTGTTTGCATGGGCTGAGCTGCCCTTCTGATGGGCGAACTAGGGATGATGAGTCCTCGAGGATTTGCACCTGCATCAGGTCACGCGGCCTGAACGCACCAATGTGATTGGCGTACTTTAGTTGTTGATTATCGCTTCAATTACTTGCAGCATTTCATTTGTCAAAGACATCTTGAAATCGTCGTATTGCTCACATTCAACGTATGTATTGCGCAAACCGTTGTAATCCGATTCTGTGATGCACGTCAAAGCCCCTGCCAATGTCTGAAATCGCGTGACAGTTGCCATCAGTTTTTCCACGCAGTAATCACAGCACTGGCCTCCTGCTTAGTTAGTTCATCGAACTTTACGACCTCACGATTGAGCACTGTGCCAATCTCACGCATTGTTTGACTGCCCGGTGTAAAGCCTCGGGTCTTAGCCAGCACTCGAATCATGCCAATTTGTTTCTCTGACGCTTTGCCCGGGCCAGCCTTCATAGGGATGACGTTTGTCTGCGGCTCGCCTGTGAATGGGTCTGGGATGGGTTCGCCATCGTCATACCGGGCAATTTCCACACGTGGCTGCTCCTGACGTGCCATGACCTCTTGCTTGGATGCCATTTTGTGGTCAATGCCAAAGCCCATCATGCCCAAAGCGCGACCTAGCGCCGAGGTGCTGGCGTTCATTTGTTCTGAGTCTTTGGTGTATGGGGTACGGCCCGGGAATGGCTCCCAGCAGTATGCGATGCAGGGCAGTTGATCGTCTTTGTCGCGCCACACGGTGCAACGTATCTCGATGTACAGCTTGTCGTTGACCTCACGGAATGTGGGTTGCGACTCTTGCACTCGCAGGTCTGGGAATTTATCTAACGCCATGCGTAGGCGTGTTGGTACGTCAACGTAATTGTCAAGATTAAAACTCATTTACTGCGCACCAATCGTTGTTTAGAAAGTTTTTCAATCTCATTTTCCAACGCATACAACGCATCATGAAGTCGATGCATAGGATTTTGACAGTTTTCCAAATAGGTTGCGCAAACTTTTATGCAATCTGGGCATTCGTAACTGTTGTTAAAAGCCAACAAAATGCCAAACCATAAATACTTTTCCTTTGACCATTCTTCAATTTGTTTCATTTTTCCTCCAATAGTTGCATTAGTTCAAACCATTCTTTGACCGGCATTACTGCCATCCACTCGCCCACGTCCGTGATGCCTCGACGTTTGGCGATGATTACTCCTGTGTAGGCATTGGCGTGTGTCATTTGTGCACGCAACTGCTCAAAGTAGCCGTGCCATGAGTGTGCTTTGCGGTCTTTGACCTCAATGACGACACCGGGCCAGCCTGTGACATCGCCTTTGTCGTCGTGGGTACCTGCTTGGATACGGTCTGCTTTGATTCCGTACTTTCGTAGCCATTTGACTACTGCAAGCTCAGCTGCATGGCCTTTACGCTTCTGTGGGCTTGTCACGCCAGAACTCCATGTCTCCTAGTACGTGTAGTGGGGCATCGAGCAGCTGATCACGTGCGTCAGCCATGTGCAAGCAATTCAGGTAGCCAATTGCGTCAACGAGTGAGTCCTCGTGCATTTTCTCGTTGTCTAGGCTTTTCATGAGCCGAGCCAATTTGACTGCCACCATAAACATGATGGCTTCTTGCACGGTCAGGTTGTGCTTGAAGTTGGTGAGCACGCCAAAGATGCGACGCACCATGGTGTAGTCGGTAAATGGGTGACCGTACTGTGCCATGCGTTCACCGTTCTTGGTGAGTTGCCATGCTCGATAGGCGGCATCGCCCGGGTCAATGTTGCTGCTCACTTTTTCCTCTCCGTGGTTTTGACAATGTAGTACACGCATGCGACGATGTACCCGGTGAACACTGACGCAAAGAAGTGATCAGCCCACGACATTATCGTACGTGCTCCAGTTTTCCCAGCCGTAGTTCGTTGCGATGTGCCATGCAACCCACAAGTTGGTGAGTGGGTCAAACAGTTCGGTGCAGTCATCGATCATGCCTTTGGTTTGCAGGTAGCCGCGAGGCCAGTATTTGGTTGGTTGGCACCATGATGGCGTGTGAATCTGCATCAAGCCGAAGCTCTGCCCATT